CGACGTGCGGACCCGTGACGCCGACTTCGTGATCGGCATCATCGAGGCCGCCTTCCGGCACCGGCAGGGCGAGCGGCTGGACGGCACCCCGCTGCGGGGCCAGCCTTTCCTGCTGGAACCGTGGCAGAAATTCTGCGTGTACGGCATGCTGATTTTCTTCTACGCCGGCACCCAGGAGCGCGTGGTCAAAGAGGCCTTTATCTTTATCCCGCGCAAGAACGGGAAGACCATCTTCGTCAGCGCCTTAGCCTGGGCGCTGGCTCTGCTGCAGCGCCTGTCCGGCTCGGTGGTGTACGTGGTGGGCGCGACCCTGAAGCAGGCGCTGGAGACCTTTGAAAACTGGGACTACAACGTCGAGCACGCCTTCTACCCGGACAAGCGGGCGGCCATGGCGGACGGGTGGGAAATTCATGATAACAACATGGATCACTCGATCAGCCACTCAGACTTGGGCGGCGGCTCCGTCAGTCTGAACGCGCTGGCCAGCAATCCCGACGGGCAGGACAGCTTTAACTGCAACATCGTCATCGCGGATGAAGTGCACGCCTACCGGAGCCCAAAGCAGTACAACGTGCTTAAGGAAGCCACCAAGGCCTACACAAACAAGCTGGTGATCGCCATCACCACCGCCGGCGATGACGGCACGTCATTCTGCGCGCAGCGGCTCACCTACTGCCGGCGCGTCCTGCGCGGCAAGTACGCGAACGAGTCCCTGTTCGCGTTCATCTGCTGCGCGGATCAGGCGGAGGACGGCAGCGTGGACATCCTTGACCCGGTCCAGCACCAGAAAGCCAACCCCTCCTACGGCGTCACGATCCGCCCCGCCGACATCATGAACGACGCCCAGCAGGCCTCGGACGATCCGCAGCAGCGCAAGGACTTCCTGGCCAAGTCCCTGAACATCTTCACCGCCCAGGTGCGGGCATACTTCGACGTGGGGATCTTCCGGGCGGCCAACCGCAAGGCGGAAGAGTTGCTGGGCATCGGCGAGGATTGGCCGCTGGCGGAAAAAATTGCCCACGTGGCGCGGCTTCCGGTGAAATGGTACGGCGGCGCGGACCTGTCCAAGCTCCACGATCTGACCGCGGCCTGCCTGTACGGCTGCTGGAAGAATGTGGACATCGTGCTCCCGCATGCGTGGTTCCCCATCGTGGCGGCGGCGGAGAAGGCGGACAAGGATAACATTCCGCTTTTCGGCTGGCACGATGACGGCTGGCTGGACCTGTGCAACGCACCCACGAACAACCATCAGGACGTGGTGAAGTGGTTCGTCGCCCAGCGGGCCGCCGGCTTCAAGATCCGACAGGTGGGGCATGACCGGAAATTTTGCCGGGAATACTTCATCGGCATGAAAGCGGCGGGCTTCACCGTGATCGACCAGCCGCAGTATCACTACAAGAAGTCCGAGGGCTTCCGGCGCATCGAGGAAAAGGCCAGAAATGGCCTTTTTTATTACTTCGGCTCCGACGCCTATGAGTACTGCGTGCAGAACGTGCTGGCCGTGGAAAAGGCCGATGATCTGATCCAGTATGAGAAGATCGAGGCCACCCGGCGGATCGACATCTTTGACGCCAGCGTCTTCGCGGCCGTGCGGATGCTGGAAGACCTGGAGCGGTCCGGCAAGGCCGGGACCTGGTTTGGGGAGAGTGATAGTAAATGACCCTGAGAGAGAGGGCGCGCGGCTGGATTCGGCGGATGGCGGGCAATAGCGGCAGCACCGTTGGCTTCGTGCTCAATGACGCGGATTTGTGCTGCGCCGGATACCGGAAGCTCAGCGACTGCCCGGAGATCCAGACGGCCTGCCTGCGCATCGCGGAGCTGATCGGCAGCATGACCATCCACCTGATGTCCAACACCGACTCGGGCGACGTGCGGATCGTGAACGAGCTGTCCAGAAAGATCGACATCGAGCCCTGCGACCACCTGACCCGGTCCGAGTGGATGACGGCCATCGTGATGACGCTGCTGCTGTACGGCAGGGGCAACGCCATCGTGGTGCCGCACACCTGGCAGGGCACCCTGCAGAGCCTGGAGCCCATCAGTGCTTCCCGCGTGGCCTTTGAGCCGCGGGGCAGCAGCTTCCGCGAGTACGACGTGCTGATCGACGGCATCCGGCGCGACCCGGCGGACCTGCTGCACTTCACCTACAACCCGGACCCCGCCTACCTGTGGAAGGGTCAGGGCGTGCAGGTGACCCTGCGGGACATCGCCGACAACCTGGCGCAGGGGCAGAAGACCGTGAATGCCTTCATGCGGAGCGAGTGGAAGCCCTCCATCATCGTGAAGGTGGACGCGCTGACCGAGGAATTTTCCAGCCCCGAAGGCCGGAAGAAGCTGCTGGACACCTACATCCACCCGCAGAACCCCGGCGAGCCCTGGATGATCCCCGCGGAGGCCTTCGACGTCGAGCAGGTGCGGCCCCTGAGCCTGGCCGATCTGGCCATCAAGGACACCCTGGAGCTGGACAAGCGCACCGTCGCGGCGGTGATCGGCGTGCCGGCCTTCCTGCTGGGCGTCGGCAGCTTCAGCCGGGATGAATGGAACAACTTCATCCAGTCCAAAATCAGGCCGCTGGCCCAGGGTATCCAGCAGGAGCTCACCCGCGGGCTGATCGTGTCCCCGCGCTGGTATCTGCGGTTCAACACCTGGAGCCTGATGGACTACGACCTGAAGTCCGTCAGCGACATCCTGCTGGCCGGCTCCGACCGCGGCTACGTCAACGGCGACGAATGGCGGGACCGCATGGGCATGACGCCCGCCGGGCTGACCGAGTACAAGGTGCTGGAAAATTATATCCCCGCCGACATGAGCGGCCTTCAGAAAAAGCTGGTGAGCCCATGAAGGTAGAGCTGAGCTGCCCGCACGCGGAGTACCGCGACGGGATGAAGATCTGGTGCCGGAAGCTGGGCGGCTGGTGCGTCCATGTGTACTTCAAAGCCTGCAAGGGCTGGTGGGCGCTGACGCCTCAGGCGGACCGGTGCCCGGCGAGAGAGGAGCGGAAAGCATGAGCAGAACCATGCGGCAGCTGCGGGCGACCGCGGCGAATTTCACCACACGGGAAGACGGCGGAGTGCCCCACATCGAAGGGTACTTCGCCGTTTTTGACAGCGACTACGAGATCGCGCCCGGCATGAGCGAGAGCATCGCGCCCGGCGCCTTCGACGGCGCTGAAGCGGAGGACATCCGCGCGCTGACCAACCACGACACAACCTTGGTGCTTGGCCGGACCACAGCGGGCACGCTGCGGCTGAAGCAGGACGATCACGGGCTGTGGGGTGACATCGCCATCAATCCGAACGACGGCGACGCCATGAACACGCACGCCCGCGTCGCCCGCGGTGATGTGTCGCAGTGCTCCATTGGTTTTGACATCGTGGACGAGGAGACCGAGCTCCGCGCCGACGGGTCCACCCACTGGACGATCCGGAAGGTCAGGCTGTACGAGGTGTCCGTCTGCACCTTCCCCGCATACGCGGAAACCAACATCCAGGCCCGGGCGGCCGACCGCGACACCATGAAGCGGCGGAGCCTGGAAGCCTGGAAAGCCAAGATGAGAGGAGTGTTGAAACATGGCCCTCAAAGCCCTGATGCTTCGGAAAAAGATTGACCTGAAGAAGAAGGAGCTGGCCAGCCTGCGCGCGTCGATGGCGGACATCGAAAAGCGCGAGGCCGAGCTGGTGATCTCCGTGGAGGAGGTCACCACCGAGGAGGAGCAGCAGACGGTCCAGGAGGCTGTCGATGCCCTCACTGATGAGAAAGAGAAGCTGGAAGGCTCCGTGGAGGAGCTGGACAAGGTGATCAAGGATCTGGAAGCGGAGCTTGACGCCGTCGAGAAGGAGCAGAACACCGAGCCGCAGCCGCAGCCGCAGCCTGATGTTCAGCCGGAAGAAAGGAGCATGAGACACATGAACATGACCATGACCAAGCGCGACCGTCTGGCCGCCATCGTCACCCGCGATGATGCCAAGGCCTTCCTGGCCGAGGTTCGCACCGCCATCCGCGAAAAGCGCGCCATCACCAACGCGGGCCTGCTGGTGCCGGAAGTGATGCTGGGCCTGATCCGCGAGAACATCGAGGATTACTCCAAGCTTTACCGCCACGTCACCGTCCGCCAGATCGGCGGCACCGGCCGTCAGCTGGTGATGGGCGCCGTGCCGGAAGCCATCTGGACGGACTGCTGCGCCAACCTGAACGAGCTCACGATCGCTTTCAATGACCTGGAGCTGGACTGCTTCAAGGTGGGCGGCTACTTCGCCGTGTGCAACGCGACCCTGGAAGACAGCGACATCGCCCTGGCTGCCGAGCTGCTGACCGCCCTGGGTCAGGCCATCGGCCTGGCGCTGGACAAGGCCATTCTGTATGGCCGCAACGCTGCCGGAACCCAGAAAATGCCGCAGGGCGTCGTCTCCCGTCTGGTGCAGACCGAAGCGCCCGCCGGCTATCCGGCCACCGCGCGCGCCTGGGCTGACCTGCACACCACCAACGTGATCACCATCCCGGCGGCCACCACCGGCGCGGATCTGATCGCGGCCATCGTCACCGCCTCCGGCGCCATGAAGGGCAAGTACGCCCGCGGCGAAAAGGTCTGGGCGATGAATGAAACCACCTACACCGCCCTGATGGCTGCCACCGTGGGCGTGGATGCCGCGGGCCGCATCGTGGCCGGCATGGCGGACGTAATGCCCGTGGTGGGCGGCGCCATCGAGGTGCTGTCCTTCATCCCGGACAACGTGATCATCGGCGGCTACTTCGATCTGTACATCCTGGCCGAGCGCGCCGGCAGGCAGTTCGCCAGCTCCGAGCACGTCCGCTTCCTGCAGGATCAGACCGTCTTCAAGGGCACTGCCCGCTATGACGGCGCGCCTGCCATCGCGGAAGCCTTCGTGGCCATCGGCATCAAGGGCACCACGCCCAACGCCACCATGACCTTCGCCAGCGATACCGCCAACTGATGGCCGGATATCGCGTCCTGACCACCTTTGTTGATGTTCGCGGCGGGTGCCGCCTGTATCACGCAGGCGACACCTGGCCCGCGCCGGGCGTGACGCCGGATGACAAGCAGGCCGCGGAGCTGTGCGGAGGCGAAGGCCGCGCGGCCCTGATAGCGCCCGCTGAGCCCGAGAAGGCCCCGGCGGCCAAGCCCAAAGCAAAGGCAAAGCCCAAGAAGGGGGCATGACCCGTGGCGACGATCAACCGAGAATCCGCCCTGCAGATGGTGAAAACCCGCCTGAACCGCCTGCAGACCGACACCAGCCTGGACACCTATCTGATGGCCCGGCTGGACGCGGCCGTGCAGGAGCTGGAAGGCACAGGCATCAGCCTGACGGATTCCGCCGAGGATCTGATGCTGGCCGTGGATTACACCGTCTGGAAATACCAGAACCGGGACAGCGCCGGCAGCATGCCGGACTGGCTCAGGCTGGCCCGCCGGGAGCGGTGGGTGCGGCAGGGGGTGGAGGCATGATCCTGGACACAGGCATCTGCACGATCTTCCGCCGGACGGACGCGGCGCAGCCCGGCGCCATGCCGGTGCCGGTGCATACGCCCATCTGGCGCAGCTGGTACGGGGAGCTGGACTTCGAGACGTCCCCCGTCTGGCAGACGGACGGGCGGAAGTCCCTTCAGGCGGACGCCAGAATCCGTGTGCTGCAGAATCGCGAGATCCGGCAGCATGACGTGGTGATCCTCCGGGAGCTGGAAGACTGGCCCGACCCCGCCGGGGCGGACACCGTCTATCAGATCACCAGGGCGTACCACGGCACCGACGATGACGGCCCCACCCCGATCACCGACCTGACGCTGGAGGTGGTGCAGCCGTGACCCTGGACGAAATCAAGACCCTGCTGGCGGAGGTAGACCCGGATATCCGGCACTACTGGACCATGGGCACCGGCGCGGACTACAGCTACTGGGAAGAGACCCGGCTGCTGGACTTCACGGCGGACGGGCATCACGCGGACGCCTGGGCTTTTACCGTGCATCGCTTCACCAAGACGGAAGGCGACCCGGTGGCCCTGGCGCTTTTTCGTGCCCTGGACGCCGATCCGCGCGTAGCGGTACGGGTGGACGTGGACCACGAGCCGGAAACCGGATACATCCACCACATTTTCAGCTGCGAGGGCTACTGACATGGCAAGCTTTGAAACCTCCGGCCTGGATGACCTGATCACCGATATGGAGCGGCGCGGGGAAACCTCCGGTCCCATGGCCGAGGCCATGGTGAACGCCGCGGTGGAGATCATCCGGCAGGCCTGGGTGGACGCGGCCATAGCCCACGGGCACGTCGATACCGGCACCATGATCAAAAGCATCGACTATCCGGAACCGGTTCACAATTTGGGCGGCATTTTGTACCGTGACGTGTACCCGCAGCGCAGGCACAAGCGCACCAGCAAGAACGGCAAAGACCGGAGCGTCCGCAACGCCGAAAAGGCCTTCATTCTGCACTACGGTTCCAGCAGCATTCCCGCGTCCTACTGGGTGGACGACGCGGACGAAGCTGCCGGCCCGCTGATCCAGGAGAAGCTGGAGGCGATGTGGGCGGAATACCTGGAGACCGGGGAGATCCCCGCCTCCGACTGATAAGGAGTGAAGAAAGTATGGCATTCATTGGGATGCAGCACCCGGTAGCGGCGGCCTTCTCCCAGGCGGACGGCGCGGCCCCCACGTATACCGGCGGCATGGTGATCGGCAAGGCCATCACCGGCAATCTGACCATCAATCATAACGACAACCCGCTTTATGCGGATGACACCATCGTCGAGGATGACAACAGCATCACCAGCATTGATCTGGAGCTGGGCACCGACGATCTGAGCGACGCGGCGCGGCAGCTGCTGCTTGGCATGCAGGTGGTGGACAACGTCGGCTACGATTCCGACGTGGCCTCCGGCTATGTGGGCGTCGGCTATATCCGCGTCCGCAGGCTGCGCGGCGTCACCAGCTACCAGGGCGTGTGGCTGTATAAGGTCCAGTTCTCCGAGAACGCGGAAAACTCCGCCACCAAGGGCGAAAGCATCGAGTGGCAGACCCCGACCCTGAATGGCCGCGCCATGGGCGTGGACATCGAGGTGCAGGGCGTGGAAGGCTACGTCTTCCGCCAGAAGAAGAGCTTTGAGACCCTGGCGGCGGCTGAGGCCTGGCTGGACGGCCTGGCCGGCATCTGACAAGGCAACCCGCGCAGGCCTGAGCGTCTGCGCGGGTGCTTTTTGCATCATCTTCGGAGGTAACGATGATGAAAACAACCCCGGTAAAGATCGGCAAGCGCACGTTCGCGCTGCTGTATAACTACGCGGCCTTGTGCCGCCTGGAAGAGCTGGCCCCGGACTTCACCCTGGACAAGGCTGCCGAGATGCTGAACCGGCCAAGCGGCCTCCGGGTGATGCTGCTGGCCGCCATCGAGCAGGGCGAGAAGGAAGAAGGCCGCAAACCGGACATTGATCTGGAGTGGCTGGGAAAGCATCTTCCCATCGCGCCGGTGCGCCTGGTGGAGATCCAGGTGGCCGCCATGAACGCTTTGGCGGACGGCCTCCGCATGGAGACCGATCAGGACGGCGACGATCAGGAGCGCGACGTTGTCCTGGATGAGATCAAAAAAAAAGAGCCGACGGGCGGCTGACGTGCCGGCGGCTGATGCACTACGGGCTGGTGTCCGGTCTGCGGGTGGATGAGATGCTGCGGATGTACCCCGGCGCCATCTGCGACCTGTACGTCATGCGCCAGCGGTACGACGACGATGAGCACGGCATCCGCCGGAAAAAGCAGCGGATCTACGACTGAGGTGATTCTGTATGGCGACCCGTGAAATAAAGACCCGTTTCAAGCTGGAAGGCGAGCAGCAGTACAAGAGCGCCATGTCGCAGGCCGCGTCTGCCGT